CGTGCTGGTACTGCGGTGCGCCCTGCTCGCGCCCGGAGCCATCCAGTGCTCCGCGGCAAGATCGGCCCGCGCGCCGGTATGATCCGCGGCGCGCCCATCGCCGGGATCTTCGGCAGGGCTGGCCGCGCTAGGTAAGTGGTGAGGTGCGGGATGGCAACATGGCGTGTGGGCGCAGATCGGGATCTGCCGGTTCGCGAAGGCGATTGGGACGGGGATGCGGCGCGCGACAGCATCTTCGCATGGGCGGGCTGGCCGGATGATCCGGATGGGGGTCAGGCGCGGCGCGGCTTTCTGCTGTATGACGCCGACGCGCCGGAACTGAAAGGTTCCTACAAGCTGCCCTTCGCCCAGGTGACGGCTGGCGAATTGAAGGCGGTAACGGGCGGGCTGCGCGCCGCAGCTTCCCGGCTGCCGCAGACGGATGCACCGCAAGAGGTCCTGGAGCGGGCCCGGGCGGTGCTGGATGGCTATTTCGAACGTATGGAGCGTGCCATGACTGACCAGGCGCAGCGGGAACAGGTGTTTGCGCATCCCGCCCGGGTGGCGCAGCTGACCTTCGCCGATGCGCAACGGCTGACCGAACTGGTGCGGGAGCACCATGCTTTTGACCCGGCGGTGCTGGCCGAGCGCTCGCCGTTCTTCTGGCCGGCGGAGATTTCTTCGAACCGGCTGGATTCCTACTTTACGCGCATGGACACATCTTCGCTGCGCAATTATGCGGCCGAGGCTGCGGCGGGCGTGGCGTTTCAGAATTCGCATAACCAGTGGCAGTTGGGGTTTGGCCGTTCGCTGACCGGGAAGTTCGAGGAAGCTGGTGAGCTGGCGCGCGTGCAGGCCGAGTTCTACACGTTTCCGGGGCTCCGGCTGCACGACGTTTCGACGGATGATTTCATCCTCGGCGTGCGGACCGGGCTGATCAAGGATGTTTCGATCGGGTTCTACGGCGGGTCGTTTCGCTGTTCGATCTGTGGTCTGGATATGCTGTCCTGGGAGTGCCCGCACATTCCCGGCATCCACTATCACCCCACGGAGCGCAGCCAGGCGGTCGCTGATGAACTGGCGTTTGCCTGGGTGGACGACGCGCATCTCGCAGAGGTGAGTGCGGTCTACGATGGCGCAACGCCAGGGGCGGCCATTCTCAAGGCGCAACAGGAAGCCGATGGCGGCCGGTTGCGCCCGGAAGTGGCGCGCGTGTTGGAAGCGCGTTACCGCATTCGTTTGCCAGGCGCCACCCGCCAGTGGGCCGGGGCTACGGTGGAACGCAGCGTTCAAGAGGAGGAGGCCATGCCTTCAAATGTGGATGATGGGGCAACTGAGGCAACGAAGGTGCCTACGCTGCCTCAGGTAGAAGAGGTGACGCCGCTGCCGGAGCCGGTGACGGAGTTGCCGGAGGAAATAGAGGAGCTGCGGGCGCTGGCCGACAGCCAAACGGCGCGGGTGCGTGCAGCGGCCGAGGCGCTGGGCGTGCCGGAAGGCGGGGATCTGAGCGCAGCGATCCGCAGCCTGCGCGCCGAGATCGCCCGGTTGCAGCCGTGGGAGGCGCAGGCGCTGCAGGCTGAAGAGCGCGCCAACGGGTATGAACAGCGTATCGCCGAGCTTGCGCCGCTGGCGGAGGACGGCCGGCTGTACCGCGCCGATCTGCTGGCCGAGGCGCTGGCCGAGGGCGTCAGGGCCTACGGTGAGCGGTTCAACGCAGAGATGTACACGGCGCTGCTGCAGGCCGCGCCGTTGGCGGCGGTCAAGCGTATGCGCGACGACTGGCGGCTGGTGGGCGACCAGCTGTTTGCGGGCGGCCGGCTGACGGTGGACCGCCCCGAACAGCCCGCGCCGCCGCGCCAGGGCAAGGGGACGCCCGATGCGGCGTTCGGGGGCTGACGGAGGCAGGAAATGAGCAATCCGCGGGCCGTGGCGTTCACTGATGGCATGTTCGATCAGGTCGCCACGTTCATCATCGACAACTCGACGATCACCTATTCGGTGGCCGAGGTGGGCGGGTCGGCGCAGGTCGGCCTGGCCGTGGCGCTGAGCGCGGCCAAGACGATCGAGCTGGCCGGCGACGGCGAAGAGATCATCGGCAAACTGCTGGGCGTGGAGGCGGACAATACCGCTTCTGTGCAAATCGGCGGTGTGGTCACGCTGCCGGGGGGCAACGGCGCAGCGCTGACACCGGGCAAGAAGATCGTCGGCGCGCTGGATGCGGCCAGCGCCGAGGGGTACATCCGGGAGGCCAACACCGCGACCGCGACCGAGCTGGGCGTCGCGCGCGGCTTCATCATCGACGCGGGCACGACCACGGCAGTCGCGGTGATGCTGTGAACGGGCCGCGAGGGAGTGAGACCATGAGCCAGATCAACACGAAGCCGGGGCCGCAGGATCTCCTGCGCCAGATGAGCCCGGCGCTGTACCGGGAAGCCTACAGCCACGGCATGTCCTTGTCTGCCTGGCTGGAGCAGCAGGACCCGTCGGAGGAGTACCAGGACGGGCTGGATGCGTTCGGCCGCCTGCTGAAGGTCGCCAACATCCGCACCCGCTCGCTGCCCGAGCTGGGCGTGTGGGCCGACACCTTCGAGAAGTTCGTCGAAACCGACAGCGCTCGCATGCTGGTGCCGGAATGGCTGGCGCGGCAGTGGCGGCGCGCGACGCTGGGGCTGTCCAACCGCAGCATCTACACCGCATCCGACAACATCCCGGGCGGGGTGATGGCGCCCTGGGTGGATGCGGCCGCGCCGCGCGCCACCCAGATCGCCGCCGCCATCCCGCTGGCGCTGCTGGTGGCGATCACCACGCCGATCGACGGCGACGCCTACCGGGCCTACTACCTGACCGACGTGACGGCGCAGGAACGCATGGCCCGCGTGACGGAAGCCGCCGAGCTGCCGCGGGTCAAGCTGACGGGCGGTGACCACGCGATCCGGCTGTACAAGTACGGGCGCGCCATCGAGGCGAGCTACGAGGCGCTGCGCCGGCAGCGGCTGGACCGCGTGGCGCTGCACATCGCCCGGCTGGCGGTGCAGAATGAGGTTGACAAGGTGGCGACGGCCATCGACGTGCTGGTGAACGGTGACGGCAATGACGGCACCGCCGCGACCAGCTACAACCTGACCACACTGGATTCGGCCACCACGGCGGGCAACCCGACCTGGAAGGCGTGGCTGGCCTACGAGATGAAGTTCACCAGCCCGTACACCTGCTCGGTCGCCCTGATGCAGGAAAGCATCGCCCTGCAGCTGCGGCTGCTCAACACGGGTACGGCCAATGCACCGGTGCCGCCGACCAAGTTCAGCATCATCAACCCGGATGGCGGGCTGGTGCGTATCGGCTGGACCTCGGACGCGCCGGCCAACACCATCGTCGGCATCGACACCCGCTTCGCGCTGGAGCGCGTGGTCGAGGTGGGCGCGGACATCCAGGAGATCGAACGCTGGGCGACGCGCCAGGTGCAGCTGCTCACGATGTCCGAGGTTGAGGGCTACGCCGTGTTCGACCAGAACGCGACCAAGCTGATCGCGGTGAATGCGTAAGGTGCGTGATGGTTAACGATCCCCAGGATCGCCGGATCACAGTCTCAGCGGCGTGTTTGGATGGTCGGGTGGCGCTGTGGGAACGGCACCCCGACCATCCGGATGGCGAAGTGCTGGTGACCGCCGGCAATGAAGTTGCCTCAGGCACCGGGCCGGTGGTTGTGGCGCGCACGCCGGGCGTACTGCGGGCGCTGGCGGATGGCCGCCTGGTGCTGGCCCCGGTGAGCGCACCCGCCGATCCACCCGCGCCATCCTATGCCGCGGGCAAACGCAAGGCGGCGTCGAAGAGCGTCGCCGGGAGTGAAGCATCTTATGAAACGAACGACATTTAGCATAGTGAGTCTGCTGCTGATCGGCGCGCTGCTCACTGGATTCGTGGCCGCCGGGCAGACAGACCTGGATAGCCTGCGCCTGCGCGGCAGCCTGATCTTCGAAGGCGCCACGGATGACGGTTACGAGACTACCATCGCAGTGACCGATGCGACCGCCGACCGTACGATCACGCTGCCCAATAGTTCCGGTACGGTGGCGCTTAATCCGGCCGCCGGCAGCATCGAGTTTGAAGGCGCTACCGCCGATGCGCACGAGACAACGCTTGCTGTCACAGACCCGACCGGCGACCGCACCCTGACGCTGCCCGATGAGACGGCGGCGGTCATGGTGTCCAGCCTGGTTACGAACGGCACGGCGATCACCAATTCCGTCACCGGCGCTTCCAACGCGCTGGTGTGGGAAGGCGCGACGGCGGATGACTACGCGCTGAGCCTGGTGGCAACCGACCCGACCGCCGACCGCACGATCACTTTGCCCGACGCGTCCGGTTCTCCGGTACTGAGTCTTGGTGTGCCTGACGCTGCCAATGGGCTGTTCATGTCGGGCGACGATTTGAAGTATGAAGGCTCGGCGGCCGACGCGCATGAAAGCATCATCCGCTTTGCCGCCAACCCGACCGCCGATCAGATCGCGGTCATCCCGAACTCCACCGGCTACATGGTGCTGAGCGAAGGCGACCTACAGGCAGCCAACAGCTTTTGGGGTGCTACCAATGCCCTGATGTTTGAGGGTGCGACGGCGAATGACTACGAAACGTCCATCACCCCGACCGATCCGACCGCGGACGTGACCCTCACCCTGCCGAACGAAACCGGCACCGTGGCGCTCACATCGCAGGCCGTGGATATGACGCTGGAACCGGACGCCACGGGCGGCAATGCCGGGGCGAAGAATGAGTTTATCGGCTTGCCGCGCATCAAGCTGGTCGGCGGCGGGGCCGGCACGAACCCCGGCGGACAGACCATCGCCCTGGTGGACGATACGCCCGACGGCGAGTGGGCGCCGGTGGACGCCTCGGTCACTGAAGCCGCCGATACGACCTACTACAGGCACGGCACGAAGTCCTACAAGGCCACGTTCGCGGCCGATGCTGCGGCTGCTGACGGGTTCATTGACGCGGCCCTGGGCGCCAATGCCAGCTGGGAGGATATGGAATCGGTCGGGCTGCTGGTGTACGCCACCGCCACCTGGGACGCCGGGGATCTGACCCTGGTGTTGACGGATGACGGCGGCGCCAGGACCTTCGACATTCCCGCGCTGGCTGCGGCCAACGCCTGGACCTGGCTGGAAGTGGACATTACCGACCTGGACGCCGGCACGGGCGACAGCATCAGCGACGTGGCGGTTCTCTTGTCAACGGCCGGGGCAACCGCATTGGGTGAGTTCTCGGTCTACGTCGATATCGCCTATGTGTGGGACGCGACTGACGAAGAGGCGCTCGGCGTGGCCATCCAGCAGGATGGCGTGCTGAGCGTGATCGACGCCGCTGGCGGCACAAACCTGGCCGAACTGACGGACTACCTGGTGCACTACGAAAGCGGCAACGATTTCCTGGTGTACATCACCGACCAGTCGGCCAACGAGATCGTGGCGCTGGTCGCCTACTGAGGTTTGCGGGGATGCTGCGATGGCGCTCTTGACGACAGCCGACTATCCGGCGATTCGGGCCGCCTTGGATGTGTCCCTGACCGCCCGGGATCTGCCGGATAGTGTGATCGGATTGGCGATTTACGTAGGGGCGGCTGAGGCGGAGGTGCTGGTCCGGGATCCGGTCGCCGCCAGCCGGATCGGCGCGGAGAAGCAGCATTTGGTCAATGCCGCCGTTTTCTTGACGGCGGCTTATCTGGCGCCAGCATTGCCGGCCCTGACGAAGGAGCGCTTTGCCGAGTACAGCTACGAGCAGGAAGTGGATTGGTTGGCACGCGCGGCGGATTTGCGCAGGCGGTTTGAGGCGGAATTGGCGGCGGTGCTGGCGCCGGCCGATGCGGCTACCTATAGCCGGCCGACGATGTTTACTACAGCCGCAGGGACACGCGGGCTGTAAAGGGAGGTGGAGGTACATGGGCGCAGGTCAAGTTGATCTGGATGGGGACGGCATTCCCGAAGTGGAATGGCCGGAAGATGAGTTGCTGGCGGAACCAGCGGGAGAGGAACCAATGGCAGACGAAGCTGAACACAAGAACGATTCCTGGGACGCGGTCGTGTTGCAGGGCAACAGCACGAACTACAAGCGGGTAGTCGATGACTATGCGGCGGTATCCGCCCTGCAGCAGCACTCTGCTCAGAAGCAGACCGATGCGCTGTGGGCGCAGTTCCTGTCCGAGAACCGGGCCTGGCAGGGGATCGCACAGCAGATTGCGACCAACATGGTGCAGCAGTCGCAGCTGCAAGCGCAGTCTGCCAACGCTTTCCAGAACCTGATCCTGGCCGGTGAAGTGGATGCCACCGCCCAGGGCGCGATGTCGACAAATCTGGCAAACCAGATGAAGTCGGTGGCCTTCGAGACGGTGCAGGCAGCCATGGCGAACACGGCGCAGACGGCGAGCGTGGCGCATGGCGGATTGGAGGCGCAGGTGCCGGTCGAGCTGGCCCAGGTGCTGGCGAACAACAACAGCGTGCAGACCGCGCTGCTCGCCACGTTGGCCGAGATGACCAAGGCGCTGGCCGCGCTCACGATCAAGGCGACTGGCGACTCCGTCACCGCATAAAAGCGGACGTTGCCGAATGGCGGAGGGGTGGGCGGCAAAACCCACCCCTTATTGCAGGAGGAGGCAAGTATGCCTGAGGAGGCAAGCATGCCTGAAGAGATGCGAGTCTATCGGATGGTGGCCATCGTTCTGCTGGCCGTCGTGTTGTGTTGTAACTGTGTGCCGCGCCTGGGCGATGCCAACTGGGACGGCAAGGTCAACTCGGTGGATGCGCTGGCCGTGGCGACCTGCGCGAACGGGGATACGCCGTGGCAGTTCTTCCGCACCTTGCGCTGCGGGGATGTTGACGGTGACGGTTCCCTGACCCAGGCCGATGTGGAGATCATCCTGCGCTATGACGCCAGGTTCCCGGTGGCCGAACCACTCGGCACTGGCTTTTGCCCGTTGCGTGTGGCGCCGTGTAAACCGGTTGGTTCGCACTAGGCGGTGAGCATGTCAGACAACGGCTGGTGGATCGGCGGATGAGCAAGGTTTCGGTGCTGATACCGGCGCGCAACGAGCTGTTTTTGCGCCGGACGGTCGAGGAAGTGTTGGGCAAGGCTGCCGGTGATGTGGAGTGCGTGGTCATGCTGGACGGCGCGCCGGCGGTCGAGCCCTTGCCCGATGATGCGCGCTTGATCGTGCTGGAAAACGCGGTGCCAATGGGCAACGTCTACGGCGTCAACCGCATGGCCGAGACGGCGACCGGCGACTACATCATGAAGCTGGATGCGCATTGCATGCTGGCGGAAGGCTATGACGTGGCGCTGGCGGAAGATTGCGCCTACGAATGGCTGGCCGTGCCATCCCGCTACCAACTGCTGACCGAGCCGTGGAGCCGGGGGCGCGGGCCGACCGACTACCTGTACCTGACCTTTCCGTTCGCCCCGGAACCGCAATTCGGTTGGGGGTTTCACGGCAAGAAGTGGTGCGGCGAAGATGGCCTCAATGGCCGCTACTACCACCGGGACAAGCGCGATGCCGCCATCCCGATTGACGATGCGATGACGTTCCAGGGTTCCTGCTGGTTCATGCACCGGCAGCGGTTCATGGAGTTGGGCGGTTATGACGTCTACTTCTACCACTTTCAGGAGCCCCAGGCCATCGGCATGAAGGTGTGGCTGTCCGAGAATGGCCGCTGCGTGCGCAACAAGAAAACGTGGTACGCCCACCTCCACAAAGGCAAGCGGTGGGGCCGGGGTTATCGCCTGTCAAAGCGCCGGGCGATTGAAGATGAAGCCTACAGCGCGGACTTCTGGATGCACGACCGCTGGCCTAGCCCGCCGCGGGCGCGCACGATGCGCTGGTTTGTGGAGCATTTCTGGCCTATCCCCGGCTGGCCGGCGGACTGGGATAACCCGGATTACGAGGCGATATATCGGCGGGAACGCCTGGTGCTGGAATGAGGTAAGGCATGAAGGTCAAACTGTTCAGCCTGTTTGCGTTGGTTGTTGTGCTGGCCTTGGGTGGCGCATGTGTGGCGACGCCGCCATTGACACCCGTATCGCCCCTGCCGGTTGAAGCGCAGGCGGCATCCGGTGGCGCCTGGTATGTGGACAATGCGGCCAACGGCAACAATGACGGTACTTCCTGGGCGAACGCCTGGAAATCGTTTGGTGCGATCAACTGGGGTTCGGTCAAGTCCGGCGACACGCTGTATATCTCAGGCGGGGCAACCGGCAAGACCTACAGCGATACGCTGACCATACCAGGTGGCGAGAGCAATCTCACCATCACGAAGGGCGTTGATGCCGGACATACCGGCACGGTCACGTTCACCGCAGCGACTGGCATCAGCATCAGCGCCCGGTCAACCGCCGTTACCAACCTGACGATCTCCAATTTCACATTCAGCAATTCGGCGCGCGGCATCTACGGCGACGGCGAGGGCAATGGCGGGCTGCGCGGCCTTACGATCGACAATTGCCGATTCGAGAACTTCAGGCGCGCCGGGGTATTTCTGGAAGGCAACGGCTATGCCCAGAACAACTACGGCATCGTCGTCAGGAACTCGTACTTTGACGATTCCGACTCCTGCTCGGTCGGCCAGAGCGACGGCATCTATGTCCAGGTGCTGAGCGACTTCACCGCCGACCACAACTATATCCTGCTGGACAATAACTGCACCACGACGGCAGATCTGCACTCAGACAATATCCAAGCCTTCTGGGTCGAGTCTGTCACATACAGGGGCAACACGGCCATCCAGCGCAGCAACAAGACGCTCGGCACGCAGATGCTATTCACGGACAGCGCAAACAACGGCAGCCATGTCGTGGTCAACAACGTCATCGTGCGGGATTGTCCTAACGCGACGGACGCAGCCATCCGTCTCAAAAGCGGCAGCGGCTCGAGCTTTGTGGGTACGGTTGCCGGCAACTCGTTTATCGGTAACGGCCGTATCATCAACTCGTCCGTGAAGGCCACGATCAAAAACAATGCGTTCTACGGTCTGCCGTCCACGGCCACCAATGAGGCGTTTTATATCACTGGTAGCGGCAGCTCGGTCAGCAACAACATCTTCTTCGATCCACAGAACGGGTATCCAAACGCATCCGGGGGCAGCGACGTCAATCCGTCGTTCGTGTCAAGCGATCCGGCCAACCCTGATCTCAGGCTGCTTGCGGGATCGCCCGCCATTGACGCGGGCGCCACTCTGGATCCTGCTTACGCCGTTGACGTGACAGGCAGCTCTCGGCCAGCCGGTTCTGCCTGGGACATCGGCGCCTACGAGTATGGCAGCGGGCCGGCCCCGACCAGCCTCCCGACCAGCGTATTGACAGCGGTCCCCACGAAGTTGCCGACAGCAACTTACACGCCGAAGCCGTTGCCCACGAAGTTGCCAACAGCGACAGCCACGCCGAAGCCGTTGCCCACGGCAACGACGTTGCCTACAGCGACTTACACGCCAAAACCGCTGCCGACGGCAACGACGTTGCCTACAGCGACGAAGTTGCCTACGGCCACGACGTTGCCTACGGCAACTTACACGCCGGTCGATCTGACGGCGGCGCTGTTTGCGGCGGCAGAAGCGCACGACCTGGTAGCGATCAATCCGGACGCCGCCTTTACCAAGGTCGCGCTGGCGCGTGGGCTGTGGGCGTCCGGCAACGAAACCCGGCTCACGGTTGACGGCACAACCTGGGCCGCGCAGCGTTACCGCGACCCGACCAACGACGATGTGTGGGTGCTGTACTGCCGGGTGGGCGATTGGGGCAACGTCGAAGCGCAGCGGCGCAGCGGACGTTAGAGCTGAGGACCATGCCAGATCCTGATACGCTGCTGCGACAGCGCTTGCGCATCAAGCCGCACGATAGCCTGCCGCTGACCGGATGGGCGCAGATCACGCGCAACGACCTGCCGCCCATCTTCGCCGAGTTGGGGTATCGGCGGGGCGCGGAGATCGGGACTGCCCAGGGCACCTATGCGCTTCAATTGTGTAAGGGCATCCCGCAGCTATACCTGTTGTGCGTCGATCCCTACGCCGCCTATGAGCGCATCTCGCAGGATCTGTGCGACGAACGTTTCGCCCGCGCTCAGCGGAAGCTGGCCGGCTATGACGTGGAGTTCCTGCGTATGAAGAGCCTGGCTGCGGCTCTGACCTTGCCGGACGACTCACTGGACTTCGTGTACATCGACGGCGACCATCGTTTCGACGCGATCATGCTGGATCTGATCCTGTGGTCCCGCAAGGTGCGGCCGGGCGGCATCGTCGCCGGCCATGACTTCTTTGAGTTCTACAAGGCCGGGGTGACGACCGCGGTGCGGGCTTACACGCAGGCGCACAACATCACGCAATGGTACGTGACGAAGGAGAAAGAAGCTTCCTTCCTGTGGGTGCAACCATGAGCGATCTGTCCATCCTCATCCCGGCCCGCGGCGAGATGTTCCTCAACCGCACCATTCAGGACATCCTTGACCACGCCGAAGGGGATGCCGAAGTCATCGCGGTGATCGACGGCGAGGAACGGCTGGAGCCTGAGCATACTTTTCGCGGCGGGTCGGAACCGGAGTGGCGCGCTAAGATCGAGTCGCAAGAGGATGTGACTATCCTGCGCCAGGGAACGGTGATGGCGCGGGTCGTGCGTCTGGAACAAGCCATCGGCCAGCGGGCGGCGACCAACTATGCCTGCCGCATGTCCGACGCCAAGTACGTGATGAAGGTCGATGCGCACTGTTCCTTCGATCAGGGTTTTGATATCAAGCTGCTGGGGGCTATGCGCGACGATTGGACGATGGTGCCCATCATGCGCAACCTACACGCGTTCGATTGGGTGTGCCAGAACGGTCACAGGCGCTACCAGGGGCCGAGCGGACCATGCGCCACCTGCGGTGAGCCCACCATGATTGATGTGGTGTGGCGCGCCAAGAAGTCCCCGCAGTCGAAAGCCTACTGTTTCGATAGTGAACCGCATTTCCAGTATTTTGCGGAGTTCTCCAAGCGACCGGAGGGTAAAGGGCCGCTGTCCGAGACGATGAGCCTGCAGGGCTCGTGCTGGCTGTTGACGCGGGAACGCTACTGGGCGCTCAACATCTGTGATGAGGCGTTCGGTAGTTGGGGCTCGCAAGGGATTGAAGTGTCCGTGAAAACGTGGTTGTCCGGCGGGCGCTGCATGGTGAATCATAACACGTTCTATGCCCACTGTTTTCGCACCAGTGGGGGTGATTTTGGGTTTCCCTATGCGATCAGCGGAAAACAAGTAGACCACGCAAAAAAGTACGCTCGTGAATTGTTCTTTGAAAATAAGTGGCCGGGTGCGGTGCGCTCGTTGTCCTGGCTGGTGGATCGTTTCTGGCCGGTTCCGGGCTGGACGACAGAGGACCGCAACAGATTGCGAGCGCTCCCGGCCCAACCGCTGACGGAACCGCAGCGCGGCCAAATGCCGCCACGCGGCCCAATGCCGCAACGCGGCCCAATGCCGCAGCGCAAGGGCATCATCTACTACACGGACAACCGCCTTGCGCCGGAGATCATGGCAGCCTGCCAGCGCCAGCTCATGCGCGCCGGTCTGCCGATCACCAGCGTCTCACTGGCGCCGCTCAAAAGCTTTGGTCACAACATCGTCCTGCCGGAAGAGCGCGGCATCCTGACCATGTTCCGGCAGATTCTGACCGGGCTGGAAGCCAGCGATGCGGAGATCATCTTCTTCGCCGAGCATGATGTGCTCTACCACCCGTCGCACTTCGAGTTTGTGCCGCCTGACGTTGGCCAACAGCCGCAGGCTGTCATCTGGTACAACACGAACGTTTGGCACGTGCGGAGCACGGACGGGCACAGCCTGTACTATGAGGCCAAGCGCACCAGCCAGCTATGCGCTTACCGGGATGTGTTATTGGCCCACTACCGAGAGCGCGTGCGCAGGGTGGAGGCGGAAGGTTTTTCCAGGCGCATGGGGTTTGAGCCGGGCACG